CGCACTGGTCAGCCAGTACCCTGTTACTACCGCACAGCACAGGTCTTTCGTCCTGATACACAATGGTAATATACTTTTCCGCGTCTTCATCGGTGCATATATCCTGATATACCGATATGCCTGTTATGTCCGCCAGCCGCATGAGTATATCCGTCAAATCCATTTACCCGCCTCCTGTTTTCTCATCAAATTTCCGTTGTATGATATCCAGTACCGCATCCTGCGCATCATTTGTTGCTTTCGCCAGAAAGGGGCGCGCGGGCTGTCTTCCGGCAATACCATACTCTTTCCAGATGGCTTTCAGCGCATTGCTGACCGGGTAAGTGCGTTCTCCCTTTTTTGCATGGTATACTTTTACTTTTGAGTAGCCTTTTGGTGTCACATTTACAATCCAGGCACCGTTTCTGGACTTTTTGGGTTTATTTGCCTTTATCGACTGGACAAGTTCGGAGTCCCCGGAATGTTCGATTGATGACTGTACTGCTGCTTTCATACTCCTTTCAAGGACAGGCACCGCTTCTGCTAGTGCCTCTTCTGCCAGCTCGTCAAAATCTACATTAAACAGGTTATCCAGATCAATATTGTCGTCGTACACATCAAACCTTGCCATACTCACCTCTTACATACGATCTCTGTTTTTTTGTAGGATCCTTTCCTGCGCACGTCATGGATCCTGTATACCACACCTTCAAACTCCACCATATCGGGACGCTTCCCTCCAATCAGTGACGCCCTGTAGGAATCTGTATCAACCTTAAATATTGCAGACACGTCCACATCTGCCCGCTGTGCCGCATATTTTTCGATCACACCCGCAGACCGCATTTCGGCAAATATCTCCCGCCTGACAGTACTTTCAGTTTCCTCAAACCCGCGGTCGTTACGTGTCCTGACCGTCGTCAGCAATGTTATCAGTTCGTTGTACATTGTATTCACCGCTTAGTGCCATGGCGTCTCTCAATTTCTCAAAGGACGCCATGTATACACTGCCTTTCTCCTCAAAATCTTCCATCCCTTTGGCGTATAGTTCGATTGCCTTTCTGATCAATGGTTTTTCGCTGATGCTTCCCTCTGCATCAAAAGGATCCACTCCGGCGCGCAGCAGCTCACATGCCCCTGCATCAATGTCCGTCTGAATGATATCATCAAGCAGATTGTGCGTTATCCTCTGCGACTTTTTGATCTGGTCAAGCATCTCCATGATGATACCCCCTCACATTTATTTTGTCGGTGCAGGATCCTCTGTTTTGGCAGGTTCCGTATCCTTAGTGGTCAGCAAAGCATGCGCCCTGCTCGTAATAATGTTTCCGTCCATGATCGCATAACCGCAGTAATCCGTCTCACGATCCTTCACACGATCCTCTGTCAGCATTGTCATCTCTTTATTGATGTTTGTGTGATATCCGGCAAAGGCATTTGACATCAAGATCTCGCCGTCAGCCATGGAGTCGTCTTCCTTGACTTCCATCCCGAGCACTCTGTACCCGCCGCTTGTCGGATCCGGCATAAAGATCGGGCGCTTGTTGGCGTCCACGATATTCGCGATCCTGGTCCAGATGGTCGACGAGTTGGCATACAGTTTCAGCCCCGCACTGTAACCACTCTTGATCCGCGCCCTTGCTGCCGTAATATTGGCAAATGTAGGCGTTCCCGTGTACTCTATTACCTGCGGAGTGCCGTCTTCTTTCTTTAACGCCGTTACTACGCCTGTAGGTTCCGGCTTGCCGCCCTCAACCGTACCCTTGCCATGGGTAGCACCATACCCTGCTGCCGCACCCATTTTCTTTGCCATCTTGCGCTGGATATACGGGATAAAGTCATCCATTGCCATCTCCTTAAGCTTCCAGCTTACGGTGATCACTCTTGACAGCTCACAGCCGGACAAAGTAAATTCCTTAAAGGTTTCCTTTCCGTCCCCTGTCTGCTCGGACTCCACGTACCACGCCGCATCCGAACTGGTATCCTCCATCGGAATGGCAAGGAGACCATTTACGTATGTTTTCTGCACATCTGCAAAATAGGGGTACATTTCCCCTGCCAATTCCCAGATCTTTGTCACGACAGTTTTGGGGATCACTCTCCCGGTATTCTTGGTCGTATGGGTATACGCCTCATTCACCAGCCTGTACGCCTCATCCTCCCTGTCATTGAGTGTCTTTCCCTGCAGTGTTTTTGCCCATGCATTCAGATAATTTTCTGACGCCCATACTTCCAGTACATTTTCTTTATTCCCGGACCATTCTGTTTTCCCCTCAACCACAACTGCATCTGCCAGCGCGGGCTCCCTGTTCAGGGCATTAAAATTTGCTGCCGCCTGTGCGATCAGATCCCACTTTTGATCCAGGGCTGTAACCTCATCCATCTTAGCCTGTGCTGCTTCCGCATTCCCCGAATCGATCAGTGCCTGCGCTTCATCCATCAGCTTTTTTCTCATCGCTTCATACTGCTTTCTGTTCATCGCTGTTCTCCCTTCATCTTTAAAAAATTGAATTTTGCCCGTATCAGGGCAGTACCCTCATTCGGATCGCTCCCAGTTTCGCCGATCATATTTCTTACTTTTTCCATACGTTCCGGCGTCGGAAGCCTAAAGGCACTTCCGTTTACCAGCGGCTCCGGTTCCGCCTCATCAAACATGATCTTATCTATCAGTCCGCGCTCTTTTGCCTGCTGCGCGGTCAGCCACGTCTCCTGCTCCATCATCTCAAGCGCTTCTGATTCGCTCATTCCGGCTTTATCCATATATGCCGTACACAACGCCCTGTCAGCCGTCCGCAGCACTTCCCCCATATGCTCCATGGTCTTGTGATTTCCGCGCACCCCTCCCGATACACAATGCACCATCATCAGGGCAGTCGGGGACATCTCACAGTAACCTGCCATCGCCGCGATCGATGCCGCACTGCACGCCTCTCCGGTTATATAGATCCTGATATCCTCCCTGTGTGTTTTTAGCAGCGTATAGATCTCTGATCCCACATCGATCACGCCCCCCGGCGAATTGATGTATACCTCTACCTCGTCACCTGCCTTAAATGCATCCAGTATCTGTTGTACATCTTTTGGGCACGTACTGTCCTCGCCAAAAAAGTCATAATACCACTTGTAATCGTTTGGGATCATCACGCCCCTGATATTAATCCTGTGTTTCATCATTTTCCTTTCCCACAGTGTCCAGCAGTTTTGTCGCAAGTGCTGCCATCACCATGTAATTTTCCGCATTCATTTTATTTAGCAGCCCGCCTACCATATCCACAACCTGTGTGTCCAGGCGGCGTATGGGCTGATCCCCGCCCTCGATCGGCGCCATGTTCATCGTCTCCCGCCACTCGTTCGGCGTCATGGCTCCACGGTCAACCATCTGTACAAATCCCAGCTTTGTGGTCAGACTGGCACACTGCAGGTTACTCGCCTCAAAGATGATCCTGTTGTTGCACCCGCGCTCCCGCCTGCTAAAGAGACGGACAGAATAGGTCTCGCCCAGCTGGATCGCAAGCGGCTCGATCTCCGCCTCATAGTATGCATTCCAGTCATCTTCTGACCATTTTGACTGGACAATACTTTCATTCGTGTTAAAAAACGAGTATATCCGGTTGATCGTTTCCTTTGTCTGCAGCGCATTGGGCACATAGTCTTTGGGTTCGATACGGACTGCATCCGTCTTTGCATCCGTTCCGGCTGCACCCCATGTATCACTCTCGACACTCAGATAATTGTCAACAAACTCCTTTACGTTCTTTTTGATATCTTCCGGGCGCATCGACTGCGTAAATTTTAACAGCCATCGTACAATGCCACTGTTTTTTATCGCCTTGATGATCCCCTGGTCGATTGTACCGATCACTTCCATCATCTGGGACAATGCCTTTGCAGGACTTTCCCCAAAGATGTCATTTTCATTAAAATCCTGCCGCAGGTGGATCACTTCGTGGTACGGAAACTTCTGGTTCCTGCCATTCCGGTATGTAAACTTAAGAAAAAGTTCATTGTCCTCATATTCCGTTTCACACAACACGCAGGGGATCGGATATAGCTGCATTGGTTTCCCGTTTTCATCCCGCACGATCAGGATAAATGCATTGTTGTTCAGGCATAACTGCGTCGCTACTTTCTCCTGAAACTGCTGCCCTGTCATAAGCGGGTTGGGTTCCGAAAGCAGGAAGCGGATATTGGCGTCAGGATTGATCGTCAGACCAGCCGCATCAGAGCGTACATGTTTCCCGACAAGTTTTCCGACCGCCTTGACTTTTGGGCGCAGGCACGATCTTACAATATCACTCTCATACAGTTTCCCATTCCACGAATAAAAGCTTTCACCGTATGTCGTGACCATCTGCATGATACTCTTTTCCACTTTTTCATCTGTTTTCGTTGGCGATCTTTTTCGAAATAATTTCATGTGTCCCCCTATATCATCGACAGGTATTCTTCCAGGTTATTTTCTAAAACCACATATGCGTCCAGGAGACCCGCAAGCCCGTCAATCCTTCTGGTGCCGACATTCCCCTTGCAGGGCTGGATATTATCATTCTTGTCGACATCAACAACGGTGTTTCCCAGGCACCATTTCAGGATCGGATTGTTATTATAAATGACCTTCTTTTTCTCCAAATCCGCGCCAAGGGATTTCATCGGGCTTGACAGTGTCTTTTTTCCCTGGATCACAGGCTCCATCACTACGGCGCCAAATGTATTCTTCATGTCCTCGACAAAATATGTCGCAGACCATGAGTCGTAGCCGCATTTATAAAGATAAATGTCGTAATCCCGCTGGATCTCCTCAAACCACTCGCGGACATATTTGTAATGTACCCTGTTGCCCGGACAGGTTCGCAGCAGCCCCAGATCACGCCAGTAATCATAGGGTATCTTGTCCTCCCTGACCCTGCGCTCCAAAAGGTCTTCCGGGAGCCAGTACATTTGTAGCACATATATCCGGTTGTCGCCATGTATCATAAATAGTACCGTCGCGTTGGTCAGATCCGTCGTGCTGGACAGGTCACACCCGCCTATCCCGTAGCGCGGTTTTAGTTCTTCGACATCAAACAGCGTCCTGTTATCCAACTGTTCAAATGTCAGCCATGCCTCTGACGATGTTTCCCGGATATTAAATTCCTTGCAGACAAGGTCTTTTACCTCTGCAGGATTGTTGATCGCTTTCTTTACTTTGTTTTCCAGGTACTCCCACTTTTTCGATATCCCCAGATTTGGGTTTGCCTTCATCCATTTGCTCTTATCTGTCCACTCTTTTCGCTCGTCAAGCTCATAAATAAACGGGAAAAAGTGTATGTCCTTATAGCCATTGTCATCAAACAGTCCGTTTATGATACGCTCTGCCTCGCCATATTTTGTGTCGTAAATATCTTCCCTGATCGTACCAGCGGTCGAAGTCATATAAATGAGCGGCTGATTCCGTGCAGACACACCGTCCGCAAGAATATCATATAGCGGTTTTCCGTTTTTCCATTGGTGGATCTCATCCATCAGTGCGCAGTGGATATTCAAACCATCCAGACTGTCATAATCACTTGACATCGGTTTAAATTCGCCGTTGTTAAACCGTTCGCTTGATATGTCTCCCACCCTACACTTAATATGCCGGGATAGAGCCTTTGACTTCCGGATCATGCGGGCGCTCTCCTGCCAGATGATCTTTGCCTGGTCACGTTTGGTTGCCGCACTATATACTTCTGGTCCCCTTTCCCCATCACCTACCAGCATGTATATCCCGACAACTGATGACAAGAGCGATTTTCCGTTTTTCTTTCCGACGATAAAAAGCGATTCCCGGCATGTCCTGTTGCCCTGCTGATCCACAAAACCAAACACTGCAGCCAGATGTGCCTTTTCCCATAGTTCCAGCACAACAGGTGATCCGTCTCCCTTTGATGGACAGCAAAAGGTTTCTGCGAAGTCTATGACATGATTCGCCCTTAATGGGTTATATGTCATCCTGTCATCCGGGTGCCGCACCTTATCCGCAAGGTATTTGTACCACTGGTATGTCTTCCTGCATACCGGTATCTCACCGCGTTCCATCTTCTGCCAGTACTCCGTGATAGGGTTGTATTTTTCGGTATATTTTGCTTTAGCCATTCTTCCCCCCTAAAAATGCCACAAACTCATCATGCTCTGGTTGCGGTCTGTCATTTTTTGGCATACAGTCAAGCAGGATCTTCATTGCCTGCGTCTGTTTTTGTGACATCGCAAGGTAAAGCTGTGCATCGGGACTTTGTTTGCTCCCATACTGGTTTTCGCCGTTTTTGTATTCGACCGTCGTCCCCTCTCTGATGATGTTCTCACGCAGATCCTGCATTGTTACCGTCAAAAATGCCACATCATCTATCAGCGCCATGACCAGTTTCTTTTTATTTTCATCAATTTCCTTAAAGAGTTTTCTTAATCTGGACACTTCTTTTTTGATCCGCTTTTGTGTTTCCAGATAGTCGGAAATGCTGTCATATTCTGCCTCCCTGCGTAATTCCTCTTTTAAGTACTCGTCTTCCCTTACCATCGATACCACACCCCCCTTATGATAAGCTGTATGTTAAATCAACCTCTGCCCTCGGTCTTGCGAAATAAAATCAGGGTTCATTTGTACGGGGGGAGTTGTCGATCTCCCTCAACGAGATCGGTTGTCCGTCCGCATCAAATGCAAATAGCGGTCTGACTTTTTTACTGCCAACTCCATGCCCCTCAAACTTATCATGACAGTCCTTGCACACATACTGCAGGTTGTCATGACTCAACGATATGTCTGGATCGCTGATGTTACTCTCTGTCAGTATTGTCTTATGATGCACAATATATCCTTGATTGCAACCGCAGATCTCGCACACACCGCCGTCAATCATTATCCGATTATCAATGTAACTATCCTTGCACTGTCGCCAGCGCTTTGAGTTATAAAATGCTTTTGCCCATTCCTTTGCCATAATTAATCCTCAAACAAAATCAGCGTCACGACTGCTGCCATGACGCTGATTGATACAATGCTTATTTCTGTGGCAGTCTTGCCAATACCAGACTACCACAATAAAACGAGAAAAAAGAGAAACTTACTTTTGTGTAGCATTTTCTTTTAAATACTTAGATATTAGTTTTTCTGGATAGGTCCGATCATAATGCATTATCCGCGCTATCTTACCCCATGTATAACCGTCTGCATACCTATACTGCATGATCCGTCTTATCCGACTATCGTCGACAGAATTGATATATGCAGCGATCTCTCTCTCTAGCCCTGCTGCCATATGTACCCTTTCTTTTAGCAGTTCCGCATTACCCAAAGGACATTCTGTACTTTCACGATTGAGTCTCTGTTTAATTTCTTTAATCTCTTTTCTTAAATTAATCAATTGTTCCAGTTTTTCCTTTGTCAACGCCATTCCCCTCCTACACTGCCTCGACAAAATTATGAAATATCTGCTCTACATGTCTGTCACCCTTGTATGTATAATGACGGTCAGTGACATTTCTTGGAGCATGTCCCAGATACTCCCCTGCGGCGTCCACGCTACCACCACGCTTACATATATTGGTCGCTGTAGTTTTCCGGAAAAGATGTGGATAAATGCGCCTATCCATTCCGGCTCTGGCTGCTATATCTTTAATGCTCGCATATACTCCATCTGCATCAAGCGCCTTTGTCTTATCTCCACGTACATGTGTAAACAACGGCTCTTTACTGCTATCCGATACGCCTCGCTCTTTTAAATACTCCTGTATATAATGCATCGCTACATTATCCAGAAAAACAGTCCTGTATTTCTGCGTCTTCTCACCAAATATAACTAACTTTCCACTCCTAAAATCTATGTCACTTATTTTGACATTTGGAATCTCTCCACGTCTCATAGCTGTAGATCTCATAAACTCTATCAACGCACGATCCCTCTTATACTTGCATCCAAGTTTAAGCTTCTCAACCTCGGTAGCCTCCATGTGGTCAATCGGTTTCTCAACGACTTGATACGGATCTACTCCATCACACGGATTTTCACTTATAATTTTCTCTTTCCGCATCCACGTGAAAAATGCAGAAAGATTACGACGCAAGTTATTTAGTGATGCGTTCGTATTGCTCAATTTCTTTTTCATGAGATAACACTCTATGTCCGATTCAGAAACTTTGTTTAATGGCTTATTTACAAATGCCATAAATTCGTTTAGCGTACTTTTATAGTATTTTACTGTCATTGGGCTTAACTTAGGAGATTTCTTGACATCAAACAAACTTAAAATGTACTGATTCGTATCATCCTGCGTCGCAGGAAACATCGACGCCTCAATCATTTCCACATTTTGCACCACTTTGACAATAACTGCATCTAAAATCGACATTGTACACGCATCCAAGTGCATTTGCATTCCAACAAGTATGTCATTTCTTACTCTTTCTTTTGTATCCATTTTTCGCCCTCCTGAATATATTAATAAAAAATTAGTACTTGTCTAAGGTTCGTTAAAATGCTATACTTACCTTAGACACTATATGATAAGTGGTAGATAACTTTGGTCGGTTGATACCACTTATTTTTTGATTGCGATGTCGCAAACACTGCTGCCATTAATACACTATATATTCTCTGATCAGATCCAACGGAATATGCCTGCTGCCACTCTCTACGCCAAATCTGACATACGTGCAAAAACATCCGTCCCTGACATAATAATCATCAACATAAACCTGTTCTTCCGTACCATCTCGGTATACGATCTTTATCTTTTTATCCGCCACTCTATTTTCCTCCTAAAAGCTCAGCCCTAATCATTCCCTTAAAATCTCGCATAAGGTCTACAGGTATCTGTGTCACCGTAACCAGCGTTTCCCCGCAAAATATGTAAGCCTTATCACCATAAAGCCGGATATTATTCGCATTCTGATTTTTAAAATACAGCCCCGTCACCCACTTATTCAACCGCCCCTTTGTCTGACCGTGCCTGATTCCCTCGTCAAAAGCTTTCTGCGCCATACGCTTACAAGCTCTCTTATTCAGCCCGCACCGCTCTCTTAACCGTTCTGCGGCATGTCTGGATATATTCACTCAAAATCACCTCCCTTCTGCCTGCTGACAAATTAAATTCCAGTTTAGTTGAGTAAATTGAGTACCCACTCAAAGTCCTCCACCATTTGTCCTTTGTAAAAATGTGGATAATTGCTGCTGTTCTTTAGCTCTTCAATTCTTTCTGCAATCTTTTCCTGCATGTTTTCATAGGCACCCAGACGGTCAAAACATGCCTGGATTGCACAGTTGTCACATCCTTAAATAGTGCCAGATTTCTTCTGTTATTTTTGTCTGTCCCTGACATTTTTCTAGTTCCTTTGCCGCATCTTCCAGTACATATCTGATATGTTCAATGTTCTCCGGGCTATATCCTGTATCTTCATACTCCATCAGTTTACACAGGGCTCCATATATCCTGTCGTGAACTTTTCTTGTAATTACCCGCCCCACATACAGCGACTTCCAAGCAACGCCCTTTAACGACCAGTTTCCTAAATCATCTCTTTGTATAAGCCTGCCCATTATATTTCCTCCGCTA